CATAGTTCGATTACTGTTGTGAAGAAGAACTAAGAAGAAACTTCACAAAGCTAATGTGGGAAGGGCAAAAGCCGTAACGATCCCATACTTCGCGGTCGCCTAAATCTAAACCTTAATCTATCCGGATAAAGGGAAAAGTGACTTAAACTATAATCTTACTTGTAAATTTTGAAGAGGTCTCAGCTAAAAATAAGTGAAAAAAGCGTTACCTATTCTAACTACTGCGAGGCAGCTATGTTTCCACCAGCCATGGCTATATTATGGTCGATGGTTTTGCGTGTTTCGTCGCCTCGAACATGAATTTGTTCTATGCGGTTCTCGCGCTCTTTATCTCCTTGGAGATAGTCCGTAACAACTTTGGCAATGCCAACACCAGTGTTAGCAAGACCACCTGCAAAGTTAAGGGCATTGCCCAACGTTGCAGTGTTTGAAGCAATATTTGCTGCTTCAATGGTGGTGGCGTTGTTACCTTGAGCGATTGATAAATCAACTGCTTTTGCTCCAAGCGTAGTTGCTTGTTGCGTTTGGGCTATGTCCATTCGATTTCGCATATCAGCAAAAGATGTTTGTTGGCTGATTTTAGCGAGATCAATACGATTGCCTGATTGTAATTGTGCAATCTGATAGGCATTCATATTATTTTTATCAGTAATACCTAGCTGGGCAGCGTTGGTATTCTGATTCATCGAGAGATTTGTGGCATTCGTTATCTCATTGGTCTTTAATTGAGTTTCCGCAGATAATTGATTCCACCTATTCTGAAAATCCAGACGCTCTTGTTGCAAGAGCTGAATTCGTTTGAATTCTTGTTGTTGTTGTATAGCAGAATTAATTCCGCTTGCGATGCCACCAACTGCTCCAAGCCCTGCTTGAAGTGCAGTTGCCAACATCATTTGTGCAACATATCTGTTAATCTGAGTTGGTGTTATCAAACGGTTTGACCAAGCTGTATCATCAGTAGCTAAAAAGCTCTCTGTAGCAGATTGGAAGGAAACTTGTGAAATAACGAAGCTTGTAGAGGGCTGACCGATAAACGCCGCATATTGCGTAGCAGTTCCGGGAGAATATATGAACATCTGACGATATTCTGACGAATAATAAATATTCGCAACAATTCTTCCGGTTCCTGATTGCATGATAGTTATCTTGCAAACTTGCCCTTTTGGTGTATTCACGTCCAAAAATTGCAGGAAAGCGGCGGAATATTTCGTGTCGGGAACAGTAGGTAGTCCTTCGTTGCCATTTGGTGACATAATGGCGGATGTTTTTGGATTAATAAGACTCAAAGTCTTACAACCGGCTGGAAGCCTTGATAAGCCAGTCCAAGATGATATAAGAGGTATCGTCGAAACGCCTGCCGTTGGTGGCGTATATTCTAACGCAAAATAATCACGTATAGTATAGATCGAGTTATCATAATCATAGCCGTAAACCCAAGAATTTGCATCGACTGCGAAGTCGATATCTATAACGTATAGTCTAAAAGATAAATTTCCAAGAGAAAACACGATAGCTTTTGTGTTAATATTATTAGCGTATTTTGTTAAATCCAAACTCCACTCAGTTTCTGTGTCGTTTTTACGGAAAACTATACCTTTGATTGAACTAATTTTAAATGGATTGGCCGAGAAGGTTTGGATTCCAGTAACACAGACAGTGTTATATGCATCCAAAAAGGCTTTCTGGATATCAGCAATAGTAGAATCGGTATTTGAAAAGCCTGAATCTGGAAATGGAAAAGTTAAATTTGCACGCTGAGAAAGGCGATAACTGGTTGTTAAACACTTTTCAAAGCTATTACGATCCTTAATATTTTCATACTTAATAGGCGCATCACCTTCAAGTACAAACCCACGGCAATAAACTGTACCGACATTCTTCACAACCTCACCTGTATACATGCAAACATTTGCCAATTTAGGCTCAACTCGGAAGCTGGGATCAGTGGTTGTGGTTTTTAAACCAGTAAGGCACTCCACTTCTATTACAGCGGGCTTCATATATTCAATGCCACCTTTAGAATAAGTACGAACATTGGTATGAAGTGTTGATGGAAAAGAACACCCATCCGTAGTTAGTTCCAGATCCCCGTCTAAAAGACCGGGCTCAAGAGAAGAAACAACAGACTGAAGATTCATGCCCTGCATTGCCTGCAACAAAGTGGGCGCGCCTGGCTTTACACCTGGAGTTGAAATACCTGATAAAATTGGAGTTGAAACAACTAAGTTGCCCCAACCAGTATAATGTTGAAGAGTTAAATTTAAATTTTGTCCATAAATTTGTTGAACAGGTACTTCCATAGTTATTACTATTCCTGGTCGAGATGGTGTCCAAATATATGTGCCACCAACCACGTCTTGAACGGGCAAAACTTTATCTGCCTGTCCCGCATAATCGATGAAATAATTGCGAGCCGTATTTGATGTCATAGAAACTTGATTCAATTGTACGATTTCTGAATGGTTAGTTTCAACTAACTCGTTTCGTGTATAAATATCCTTATCAATATCTTTAACATGTGAAATACGAATAGCTCCAGTTACTGTTGCATTACTATAAAGAACTAAAGTATGAGAAAACATTCCTTTAAAATATTTATGTTTTGCAAAATATTCAGCCAAAGGGGCTGGTAAATAATCTGGCCCGTAAGGAATTTTTGCGATTATAGTGCCTGGAGTTGCACTGGCATTGAATACTATATCTCTAATTGGAAAAACTTGGGTTTTAATGACATCAATCAATTCTCGTGGATCACCATAATTTAAAACGTCCGTGAGTTGTTCAAGACTCGGTTGGATTATATCTGCCGGAGCTGCTGTTGGTGCTGTCGTTATCATCGCGTCGAATCCAGCATCCCCACTTGGAGAAGCATTGGCAGCCGGTGTTGATCTCTCCATCTGGGATGAGATTGAGGAATTCAAGATTATGTAAAATTCCCGGGCTACCATCCACTTTGCTTTGCGCTTCCCAGTAGCTTCTTGGATAACAAAGTGTGAATCTCCGTCCCCATCTTTTAAGGTTGAAGAACATTCGTACCTCGGGATGTGATCGGGGCCGCTCACTCTCTGAAAGTAATACTCTGGAACCGTTAATTTCCGAGCTTGGCATATTTCCTGAGTTCTACTAACAAAATCAATAGATATTTCAGGAACTTGAAGTTCCAGGGGCTCGTTGAGATCGATTAAATCGAAATCAGCTAATAAGTCAATATTATTTTGATATTTGCTTGAAGGATTACCCATGACCTCTCTTTTACCTGGCGAGAATAATTTAGAAGGAAAAGTACGTATATAAACTTGCGCTTGAAATCTAAATTGCTCTTGTTGTGATTCTAGCTCTTCCGTGGATGCGGAAAAAACAACTAATTTTAATTGTTCCTCCCAAGGTAAAATTAAAATTTCACTCTGATACTCTATCGGAAGAGTATTTAAAATAATTTTAATACACTGAATTTCAGATTCGTAAAATTCAGGTCCATGTAAACAAGCTTCTTGAAGTTTTGTACGGCAAATTGAAAGTTTTGTTTCAGTTGTATTTTTTGTTAACCAATGAGAATCAGATTGAACTGAAATTTCTTTTAATGGAAAAGTTGTTACTAAACCGAATGAAGTTTGAAATTGCTTAACTGTTCGACTACAAAACTCGAAATCCATTAAATCTACTATACCCATTTCGGATCCATCTTTTGAAGTTGACGTTAATTCAACATTCATTTCTGCATATACTTGTTGTAAACGTTTAGGTTCAAAAAATTTAATTAGATATGATGGAAAAGCCACCACACCATCATCTCCCATGAAGCATGAACATATCTCAGACATAATAATATCGGAATTGCGTTTTTCCAATTGACTAACATATGCAACAAATAAACATAGTAAATACTCGTTCAAGCAGGTGTTCATTAATGCTGTTACATAAGTACCAGATGGCATGCTGCGACCATTACAATAGAAATCATTTTCACTTTGGAAATATGTTGTCAAAATCTGTGCAAAAGCTACTTCTAATTGATTTATTTGGGGTTGATTTAATGAAAATTCAGTTTTTAAATATGAAAGTATAGTAATAAAAAGCCGTTCTAAAAGAATTCTAAGCGTATTTTTATCCCAACGTTTTACATCATAACAAATTAGATTAGTACATTGTCGATCTTTAAATCGCTGAAGCAATTTTGGATAATCGGTAATATGATTACAACCGATTGCAGAAAAATTCTGACAACCATCCATGTGAAAAAGTCCCTGGAGAAAACCGAAAACACGCTTTTCAAGCATCATGCCAAACATATCCCTTGAGATATAAGCGCGAGTTTTACCTTCATCAACTTTTGCCAATTTCAAATTCTCATTTTTCAATTTAAGATGGTCAGGTGCAAATGTAATAATACGTTTTTTTGCATTATCACGAACTCTATACCAATATTTAGCACTCTCTGGTGTTAACTCGTACTTATCACTGCCATCTCGATTCTTTCCTACTTGTACAAAGTGTTCACGTTTTAAACCTTTTGAATCTGGGTAGAGTAATTTTGATGTTGGACCTGCCTCACTATCAAGATCCATATTATAAATATGTTTTGACATAGGATGGTTTTGATTAGTAATTCCATTTATTACTTCTTCATCAGTTAAAAATCGATATTGCAGGTTTGGATGATTTTGCTTTACAATCTTATGAAATCTTTTCAAAAACAAATTACTTGCTTTTGCAAGATTTCGCTCACCAAAAAACTGACGACAAGAATCATCAGTTTTACCACCAGCCATCAATTTAATCTGGCCTGATTGAACACTTTTTCCAACCACTTTACCAAGTTGGATTTTGTTATCTTCATAAGTGATTTCATAAATGTTGTCTAAATTTTTATAAGTTTCCTGCGTCATTTGTGATGGGTGTAAAACCGCTGGCTTTTTAAGGATCTGATATGGCATTTTATGAGCATAAGGGGCCAATTTATATCTAGGCTTTATATTTTCAGGCATTCTAAACCAAGATTTGCCCATATATGTTAGTGCTGGAGTTTTAATGCGTTGTTTAAATGTATGATCAATTGCACATTCAGGCATGCGCTTTGGTTGACGAACTAACGTTGATAAAATTTCTTGCCACCATTCTGGTATATCACACTGAATTTCAGTGTTATTAAATTGATAATGAACTGCATTTATTCCCTGTGATTTGTATCGCCAACATTGGTGATCCAAATAATTATCTGATCGTAATTTCGCAAAACAACCACAGCACGCTATTTCATCTTTTGAAATAGCAAATAACATATGGAGTTTTTCTTTGGGAATTGGTAAATTATAACTAATAAAAGAATCATTAAAACACTGAGCATCAAATGTCCCAATTTTAGAAAGTTCAGCTTTATGGCGCTTTATTATGTAACAAATTTGGTCTTTGTATAAAGGGAAAGCATCAACGTCTTTTGTTTTAGTATCAATGGCAGCATGCATACCACATACCCAACCATTGCCACTAGGTTCTTCTCTAGTGTAAACAATCAAACCACATGATCCAGGAACGAATGTATCAGTATATAAATTTGAAATGCCTTGATTTGAATTCAACTCATGTGATAACAATGGAGTATTAAATGTCATGTTACATTCTCTATTTTCAAAAGTTGAAACATCTAGAGTACCAATTCTAGTTTCTAAAAGAATTTCACGTTTCAAATTTCCAGTTAAATAACACACAGCTGTATTCAAAATATCCTTATTGGCTTCATGAGCAACGAAATCATCAACAGTTTTCATATATTTTAATAAATTTGGCTTAGGTTGAAATTTTGGATCTTGAATATAAAGAATTAGTAAATCTGTAAACTTATTTCTAAAAGTGTTTCTAAAACCGTGATAAATTGCCTTTGCTTGCCAAACAACTTCAACCCCATCCACCAATTCAGTAACGAAAAGAGGTTTACCTTCCTCAAAGGCTTTCTTAGGAATTATATGTGCGCAAGTGGCTACGTAATTCTCACCAATAAAGCAGCCTAAAAGGCCATTGTTAGCGAAATTAACGCGGCATTGCGCCTGAATAATTTTATCAACTTTAAAGTCGGATTTTGGAGTTTGTAGAGTCGCAGTCTCAAAACGAATCATTTGTGAAACATATCGATTAACATGCTTGGCTCTGATCTCTGTAGCCTTAATAGCTGCTTTAACTATCTTTGGATTGCGTTGAGGTGTTAATCGTTTAACATCATCGTTATGCTTTTTCGACTTTTCATTCTCCATTTCGATATTTTCGGCATAATTGTCGCAGGTATGATGACCACAGTCTTGTTTTAAATATCCATAACCACCATATTTTTTTGAGATATTTGTGCGCTTTTGTTTGCGCTCTGCTTCATAATCTTCTTCTTCGAGAGTTCGAGTTTTGGAAACTTTTGTGCCAAATTCAATTGGTTCAAGTTTTTTATCTGGTGGTAATTCTCCCCGTTCGATTGCATCTTCAACTTCATCTGCCCAATCAAACCAATCATTAGCCTGAGGTGTGTAATAAATATCCTTTCCATCAACAACTGCTTCCTTAGAAGCAAACAACTGATACAATCCATAAGCTCCATTAATTAATGTTGTTGCTGTGATTATTGTAAACAATGTAATGAAAATTCCACAAAAAATCTTAAATGGCGTTGAATTAATAATTTCCTTAAATTTAGAAAATAGTGGATCATCCATATTAATTTCATAATAATCATTTGCAACTAAACCCATCTGTATAAATCTTTGGCGTAGTTGATCCTTATTACATAATAAAGATAAAATAGACCAAGTAGGGTGTTTCTCTTGAACTGAAGTTATATCAGAAAGTTTCATAGAAATAACATTTAACACCTCTGCTAATGAAAACCAATCAACACCTTCAATCGACTTAACAGTGATTCCATCAGCTTTAAAGCTGATTTCATCACATAAAAGCGGATTTGAAGCCGTCGTATATAGAGATCCATCGAGGAGTGTTGCAGTTATTCTATTCTTGATTGAAATAGTAGCACCTTTAGCATTTGGAAAAATTTTTTGAAAAACTGGAAATAAATCTAACAAATAAGTTTCAATTAAACTCTTACTATCATAATAAGGAAAGGCTATTGTGTCTAATTCTTTTGGAGTTGGCAACTTACCAGCTTTTACTATTAAGCTGGAGTTGAAACCTTTAAGAGCCGTAGCAAAATTTAATGATGCTTGAACAGGTGAACTCATAATAGAAACAAATGCAGTTTCATTTTTAAATTCAATATAAACTTCTTCAGAATCTTTTGGCATATCAGCTGGGAGCACATTATAATTTACTTGAACTTGTTGTTGACTTGGTTTGATTATATAGTTAAAGAAATCTTGTTGTTTCCACTCATCAAAAATTTTAGAGTTTAGTAAAGGTTGATTTGAATCAATATTAATAATTTTAGTATGAGGATCAGGTGTTGTAATCTCACCAGCTCCATAAACTGGAAACGGTAAATGCAATCTTCTATACCAACCTGCAGCAGGCTGGGTATTGTTATCCAATTCAACCCACTTCAATTCAGATTTGTAATCACTTAAAGTATGCCATAAACGAAATGCTCGAGAACAATCGTGGATTTTAATGTTAGAATTCATGATTACTATTGAACCTGATGGAATGTGGTCGTATAATCCTTGAAAATCAAAAGGTTTAAGTGTAATGACATCGTCAAGTATTAAGATAATTGGAGATTTAGCAGCCACAACATCCCTCTTAATAACATCAAGAGAAAATGCTGTTGCATAAAATGTTTCAAATCCTGTAATCTCAGCCAATTCAGAAATTTTCGATTTCAAAAGCCTAGTTTTACCTACTCCTGGTTTTCCTATAATATGTAGATACAAAGTTTGTTTTTCTGAATTTATAAATGATTGTGCTGATTGAATACGTTTGTTAGAAAAGAAATCTAACACATTATTAATTTCGCGCATCTCACAACACAAAGTATCCACTCCAGAACCAATACGCTGATATGTATTGTCAGAATGGATACAAATCTGTAAACCTAAGTACTGTGAAAGAGGATATAAGTCATGCGGAGATTTAAATGACTTTGTTTTATGAAATAGAGGGTGCATCTCCCTATCTACATAAGTTTTATAAACGGTATCTGTCTTTGAAAATTCAAGTAAACTAAACTCAAATGGCCCTTGAGTAGGACAAGTATACGAAACTCGTTTTAAAATTTTCTGTTTGTAAGCTCCTTGTTCACGTACAATCTCACTATATACAAGCTCGCAAACTTCCAGAGCAGTCATTCTTTGACTGGTTTTTGTTGATTTACCCTGAATGTCGGTCTTCACTCTGTAAAAAGCGACATTTTCCATATTAGCCATGCGAGTTAGAGAATTTCGATCTTGTGATAATTCTGGATTAAATTCATTATGAATAACTTCAAATTGTGTTAGCCTAGAAGTTAAGGCTCTAAGAAATTTTGCACGAGATGAAGCATTCTGAATTTCATCTTCATTATTACACAATGAGATTAATCTTGGTGCTAACTTAACGTCTTTATTAAAAGCTCCGGGTGCCATAAAAACTGTTTCAGAAATTAGTTGATTCAAACAATTGACCAAAGGATCGTCAATTTTAACAGCAATTTCATCAGAAAATAAATGATCAGCTTTTAAAGGGTTAATTGAATTAAAGTGACCTGAAGCATCAACTGAAAATTGAGCAGGTAATGAAAGGTTAAGCTTTTGATTTAAATAAGGTCCTAAAATGTGTTGAATAAAATGAGTCTTTCCTGAACCGGCATGCCCACTGAGATAGAGGGCAACTGGGATTGGTCTAAGACTATTAGAATCGTCAAATGTTTGACTATCAGCAAGAATTTTAGCAACGCTTGACATTAGTATTGATAAATCTCGAATCATGTCTTTTAAATCTTCTGAATCATAATTTTTTAAATCCAAAAGAATTTGAGTAGCCTCGGTCTGATACAATTCAACTTTTGATCGCAAAATTGGATTTGCTGATAAAGTATGAGGTGAAATTGTTGAACAATGTATAAGCTGTTGTTGAATTTCTTTTGCATGTTTCTTAATTGCATGGAGATTTCCAATATCCCAACCAAACATGTCATAAACCAACCCTATGAAGGCGGCCTTACAACCTGTAATTAAGGATTTTGAATCCTTCCAATCTTTAACGAACCCTTTAACTTTTTTAAAACAATCGGTAAAACTCCCTTTCCCAGTCAAAGTAGTCAAACCCGCACTTACTAGTGCGAGCAAAGCACAAGCTGCTTTGCCAATGGATGGTAAAATAGAGTTTTCATCTTCTCCTTGGATTTTATGAACTGACCAACCTTCATTTCCCAAAGAAGCAAATTGATGATTGAGAGTTGGAAAACCCTCGATTGTAAAATCCTTATAAGGAGTTTGTTCTTTAATACTATGAATGACAAATTTCCAATATATCCAATCAGATTCCATTAAATTTATTTCCTTCAATATATCTGGTGAAAGATTTTGAATACACGTGAAATGAGAAAAGGCATTATGCAACCCATCGCCAATTTGGGGATCAAATGGTAGGCGATTAATTACATTGGCAGTTCGAATAAATGGATATTTAGCCAGAAGATTCGAAGTTTTCTCCGCTACTGCAATAGCATAATCAAAATATTGCGATGATTGAGGGCATGTAATAATATCTGATGTTTGGGAAGACAATTTGTCTTTAGCTATATT